AATACACAATTAAAAGGATATGTTGATACTAATATCAATGTAATAAATTCAGTAAATAATACACAGAATAATAGATTAAATTTACTTGAGTCTAATACTAGTACATTACAGACAGATTTAATTGCTGCCAATACTTTTTTAAAAGCTAACGATGCATTAACTTTAGTAACTGCTAAAGGTTATACAGATGTAGCTAATACTTACTTAATTGCTAATTTATCTTCTGCTAATACATTTTTGCAATCTAATGATGCATTAACTTTAACTGCATCAAAATCTTATACAGATAATGCAAATAATTGGCTACAAGCTAATGATGTTTCTACTTTAACATCTGCAAAATCATATACAGATAATTCGAATACACAGTTAAAATCATATTCAGATAACAAATTCTTACCTTTTACTGGAGGAACTTTATCTGGACCTTTGACTATTTCAACTGGAGGAAATACCGCATTATTTACATCAGGACCAGTGAGTATTGTTGGAGATTTATCGGTTCAAGGTAATATAATTTTATCAGGCAATTCGACAACTTACAATTCAAATGTTGCTGTAATTACTGAGCCTATGCTTTATCTTGCCGGGAATAATAGTGCTGACGTAGTTGACATCGGTATTTACGGACACTTTATCGGACCCGGAAATTCCCCATACTCTCACTATCAACATACTGGTCTTGTTAGAGATTACACCGATAGAAAATGGAAACTGTTTAGTAACGTTGCTGAACCCCAAGTATCAAATTCATGGGTTGATTTTTCTAACGCAATTTATGACACACTAAAAGTTGGTAATATCGAAGCTTCTTCAGCTAATATCAATGGTAATGATTTAATAACTTATATCGATACGGTAAATATCACTCAAAATAATAGATTAAATTTACTTGAGTCTAATACAGCTAATTTATTCGTTGGGTTATCTGGAGCTAATACATTTTTGCAGTCTAATGATGCTTTAACATTATCGACTTCTAAAAATTATACAGATAATGCAAATACACAATTAAAAGGATATGTTGATACTAATATCAATGTAATAAATTCAGTAAATAATACACAGAATAATAGATTAAATTTACTTGAGTCTAATACTAGTACATTATTTACTAATTTATCTTCTGCTAATACATTCCTACAATCTAATGATGCGTTAACTTTAGTAACTGCTAAAGGTTATACAGATGTAGCTAATACATTCCTACAATCTAATGATGCGTTAACTTTAGTAAACGCAAAAAGTTACACAGATGTAGCTAATACTTATTTAACTTCTAATTTAAATACAGCTAATACATTCCTACAATCTAATGATGCATTAACTTTGAGTTCTGCGAAATCATATTCAGATTTACAACTAAGTTCCAATGTAATTATTATTAATTCTGTAAACAATACACAAAATTCTGATATACGAAATGTTTCTAATATTGCTAATATTGCTTATGCGACCGCTAACGTAGGTAATAAGTTTGTTTTTTATGGAGGAAATATTGGAGGATCTGTTAATGCTGGAGGAGACATAGTAACCACTTCCGGTCAAATTTATCAAAATAACATATCAATGCTTGCTATGTCATTGATATTTGGAGGTTAATAATGGCAACTTCTCTTAAAAATTATATAACTTCTAATGTTGGGTTAACAGGAAATACTGTTTATAACCCAACAACATCAGGGATTCAGTCAACAATGATTGGATTAGTGTTATGTAATACATCACAATATCCAGTAACAGCAAACGTCACTTTAACGTCTGGAGTAAACACCGTATATATAGTAAAGAACATGGTTATTCCGGTAGGAAATTCATTGGATATCATTAATAGTGGTAAAATAATTTTAACTCAAGGAAATATTGTTAACGTGGCAAGTTCTTTAGCAAGTTCAATTGATGTTACTGTTTCTGCGGTGGAGGTTGTGTAATGCCGTTTATTTCTACTAATAATTTAACTGTAAATCCACAAAATATAGTACAGCAATTTCGTGATGAATTCGTTACCTTTGATACAACTAATACTTGGTCTTTGGGAACTGGAACAAACGATATCGTATTATTTGATGGAAATTCTGCTGCAATATCTTATGTTGTTATTTCAAAAGATCCATTTACAATTGGTTCGGAATCAAATTTAACTTCAAATTTTGCTTTCTCTTGTCCTGCTGAAGTTACAGTTGGGTTGAGTATGTCTCAGCGTATTTGGGGTCAAGAATGTTCTATTGAATTTATTAGTGCGTCTGATGCTCCATACCCTCCAATACAAGATAATGCTATAACATCCATCTCACAATCAACCACAACCTTATCAGTAACAACCGCAAATAACCACGGTCTTTCTGCTGGATCAAGAATTGCAATTAATGGTGTAACAAGTGATAGTCGTTTAAATTATCCATCATTGGTTGTTGCTTCTGTACCAAGTAGTAATACTTTCACATGTACCGCTGGTCCATTGGGAACTATTACTTCAGTAACTTCTGGCCCATTTACAAACCAAGGAAATGTATCATATCGTCCCGCATTAGGATATACTCCAGAAGGTTTCGGTCAGGTATTTGAAAATACAACAGCAACGAATGCCTCATATTATGTCAATTCAATGTCTTTTGAACCTTACAATTCTGGTACTTTTAACGGAAACCAAAACGTAACAACCGGATCATCAGTTCCGGTACAGTCAATAAATGCCGCATATGCTTATGCATTTTCTCCAACCACCGAATATAGATACGTTTTGACTTCTGATAAGATTCAATTTTACGACTTATCGATTGACACAACTACCCAACCATCAGGTCGTATAAATAGAACGGCGATTATTCCTAGTATTAACAAAAACTATAAAGTAAGAATTCGTGCTAACAATACCAAGGGATTACAAGTACCCGTTGCAAAAATAGTATCATCAGCAAAAACCGGAACTACCACCGCAACTATTACTACCGATATCAACCACGGTTTAACTACTGGTGATTATGTATTTGTATATGGTAACAGAGATCAAACAAACTTTGCAAACTTATCAACTGCTGCGGTTGTTGCATCCGCTCCAACTGGTAATACTTTTACTGTTGTTCATGGTACTGCTGTAACCGCCACCACATATGGTGGTTTGGTTATGAGACAGCATGGATCTTCTGGTGCTCCTGCTTGTTTAGCGGCTCTTGCGGTACAAAGTGCATCTAGTACAACGACTGAATTAACCTTGATTGGTTCCGGCAACTGGGCGTGGGTAGTCGGTGATTATGTTAATGTTTATGGCGTTCGTGTAGATACCACAGGAGCAGATTTAGGGGTTGACGGTACTTATAAAGTAGTCAACGTGTCTACAACCACACTAGTTTTGCGTCCAATAGGATCTACTGTTTTAGTTCAAAATATAGCATCAACTAACTGCGGCGGTACTGTAATCAAACGCACAGATATCCGTTTGAATTTTGTTCGTGGAATGCAATTTCAAAGAGAAAGAGTTGAAATTCTTAATAAAACAGACGCAGTTTCTAGCATACCAGTTTTGGTTAATACTAATAGCAGTTTGGGTACAGTTTCAACAGTAACCACAGTAGCTACAGTATCTACTGCATCTTTATCAATCAATACCATAGTTACAGATATTGCAAGTGCTGCTTTAACAACATCTGCAACAGCAACAGCAATAACTCCTGCTGCGGGTTCATTATCTCACGAATTTAACGTAATCGTCACCGCCGTTTCTGGAACAACCCCAACCCTTGATGTTGTAGTTCAAGAATCGGACGATTCGGGAACAAGCTGGTATGACGTTTATCACTTCCCAAGAATTACTGCAAGTGGTCAGTACAGAAGTCCGTTGATTCCTTTAACAGGAAACAGAATACGTTATGTTCGTACCGTGGCGGGTTCTACTCCAAGTTTTACAATGTCTTTGAATAGATTACAATCACATATAACGTCTCCAGTACAAAGACAATTCTTTGATCGTACTGTTAATATAAATACATTAAATGCGACCACTCCTTCGTTTTTTACAGAAGGTTGTTCTGATGTAAATGCTATTATAAGTATTGGTTCTGTTACAACAACCGCGCCAAACGTTGCTATTGATATATCTTCAGATAACGTAACGTGGGTACAGATGGCTAATAACACAACTTTAACCGCGAATTCAAATAATATAATACAGCTATCGAATTCGTTAGGTAGATATACTAGAGCCCGTATTAGTTCTGCGGGTTCTGGCGCAACTCTTAACCATATTATGGTTAAGGGTATTGGAAGATAAATATTTTATTATATAAGAGGAAAATTTAGAATGGCTTTATTAAAATCAATTGACACTGACTTTGGCGTTTCGGCAGAATATTGGAATATTGGTGCTATCCAGGAAGATTTCAAAGGTCGTGGTACTGAAGTGACTTTCTATGGGTACGCAACTAAAGAAGCAAGAGAAGTTGGAGCACAACCACTTTCCGCAGGAAAAATTACAATTGCTGGGGACGAATATGTTGCTGGTTCAGATCGTGCTGCACTTTACGCTACCATTAAACAGCGTCCAGAATTCGAAGGCGCAACTGATTGCTAATATAAAACTATGGCAAAAATAGCCTCAAGACAAGATTTAAAAGATTATTGTTTAAGGAGATTGGGATTTCCTATCATTGAAATCCCAATCACTGATGAGCAAATAGAAGATCGTGTAAACGAAGCTTTGCAATTTTACACCGATTATCATTATGATGCAACATCATCTGTTTATTATCAATATACAGTAAATGATACTGATGTACAGAATAGATATGTCACAGTACCAGATTCTATTGTTGGAGTTACCAGATTATTACCAATTAACGCTCTGATGACTCAAAGTTATATGTGGGATATTAGGTATCAGTTGGTATTGAATAATCTTTGGGATTTAACTTCCACGCAAATGACATCTTATTATATGTCTATGCAGCACATAAGTCTTTTAGAACAAATGTTTCAAGGGCAAGTTCCTATTAGATTTGAAAGACATCAAAATAGAGTTTATATCGATGCTGCTTGGGGTACTGATGAATTACCATCAGGAACTGTTATAGTTTTGGAAGCAGAACAGACCATCGATCCTGATATGTTTACTGATGTTTGGAATGATCGCGTATTAAAAGAACTAACAACAGCATATATTAAACGCCAATATGGTGAAAATTTAATTAAATTCAAAGGAGATTTAAATCTTCCTGGTGGATTAACTTTAAATGGCGAAAAGATATATAACGATGCAATAAATGAAATAGAAAAATTAGAATCAGAATTCCAAGATCTGTATTCTGAACCAGCCGCGATGCAATGTGGATAAATCATGCCAACATCAAGTTTTTTCAATTTCTATAATAGCAGAACAGAACAATCTCTTATTGAGAATCTCGTAAATGAGTCATTAAATATTTTCGGATTTAATGGTTACTACATTCCAAGAGTAGGTGATATTGATTTGATCTACGGCGAAGATGTATTGAAAAAATTTACTGCCGCATACGTCTGTTCAATGAGGTTGGAAAACCAAGTCGATCCAGGAATGAATCAGGATTTTTTTTCCAAATTTGGATTGGAAATTAGAAATTCAATAAAACTTCAGATAGGAAGAAGGGAGTTTCTGAAACAAGTACCTAGATCATTGTATCAACGCCCGAGAGAAGGTGATTTGATTTTTATACCCCATTTATCTGGGGTTGGTGAATTATACGAAATAAAATATGTTAATGATTCTATAGATTATTTCACATTAGGAAGAAAACATCCATTTTATTGGGAACTTGAATTAGAATTATTCAAATATTCCAATGAAGAAATCGATACCGGAGTTCCAGATATTGACATAGTTAATAACATTGATGCTTATTCAATCGTTTATACAATGGGTATTGGTACTGGAAATTATATAATTTCTGAAATAGCATATCAGGGAGCAAATCTAACATCTTCTACTGCACACGGAACAGTTCAAGATTGGAACGCAGTAACTCTTGAATTAAGATTAACAAATATTGTTGGTGAATTTAGCAATACTGGAACAATCATTGGATCAACAAGTAATACGATTTATTCATTAACTAACTACGATCCATTAGATTATCCTGCATTTGAAAATTCATGGGACAATTTACGTATAGAAACCGAATCTGATAATGTTATAGATAATTCAGAATCAAATCCATTTGGACTATTATAATGTCATCAAATACACAGTATTTTAAAATAATCAGAAAAATAACTGTTGCATTTGCATCATTATTTAATAACATTACTGTAGTAAGATACAATGATGATGGATCTGAGAACCAAAGGTTTATTGTTCCTGTTGATTTTGCCGATAAAGAAAAGTGGGTAAAAAGATTACAAGGAGACCCAGATTTACTGAAAAAAATACAAATCAGTTTACCAAGAATATCATATCAACTTACCGGAATTAGATACGATTCCAGTAGAAAATTGAATACTAATATAATGAATTTTGGTAATTCAGGTTCATCTGATACTGTATTATCTCAATATAATCCAGTCCCATATGATTTTGATTTCGGAGTTACCATCTATACAAGAACAATAGAAGATGGAAATCAAATTTTAGAACATATACTACCTTATTTTACTCCAGAATATTCTTTACGTTTAAATCTCATTCCTGAAATGGGAGTAACAAGAACCATACCTATTCTTCTTAATTCTGTTCAGCAAATCATTGATTCAGAAGGATCATTCGATACTGAAGTTAGAACAGTAATGTGGACTCTTGGTTTTACTGTAAAAGGATTTATATTTGGAGCAATAAAAGATTCTCCAATTATTAAAAATGTAACAACTAATATCGTTTCTGGGTCAGGTTCTTTATCTGATGAAGAAGGTGCATGCTGTTCGACTGGATTGAATGCATCATTTATAATGAATGCGAACGGAAATGGAAACTATTTAAAACAAGAATTAGTATATCAAGGCTTAAATTTTGATAATTCATATGCTATCGGTAAAGTGATCGATTGGACAGCTAATACATTGTTTATAGGTGAAACATGTGGAACATTTAAATTAAATCAGCCTATTGTTGGTGTAGATTCTTTGACAGTTCGTATACCTACTGCATATGCTAGTAATGACCATATACAAATGAGTTTTACCACTACTCCTGATCCTATCACTGCTTCTGCTAATAGTTATTGGACTTCGAATACCATAATAACTGAATATTAAAATAATTTATGAGTAAATTTGATCAAAAAATGTCAGAATTCTTTGACGTTGAACCCACTTCTCCAAATACTGATGTAGTCAAAACGAATTCAACTGAAGTCATTCCACATGAAACTTTAGATGTAGATTTTAAAAATGACTATATCAAGGTTAGAGATAACATGCATGAATTAATTGAAACTGGAAAAGGAGCATTGGAAAGTATACTTGCAGTAGCCCAAGACTCAGAAAAGTCCAGAGATTACGAAGTAGCAGCCAACTTACTAAAAACAGTTCTAGATGCTAATGAGCAAATGATTAATATTCATAAGAAAGTAAGGGACATTGCGAATTATAAGAAAGCGATTGCAAGTTCGACTGACGTTAATGGTCAGACTAATATACAGAATGCAGTATTTGTCGGTAGCACTTCAGAATTGAGTAAAATGATTAAACAAATGAGAGAAAAAGATATTACAGAGGCTGATGATGAGTGATGTAGAATCAGGATATAGAAGCAACCCTCTTCTTAAAAAAACAAATGTCGATGTAAAATATACTGAATATGAATTAGCTGAATATGTAAAATGTTCAGATGATCCAGTATATTTTATTGAAAATTACATGACAGTTATTCATGTAGATAAAGGTGTTGTTCCATTTAAACTTTATGATTTTCAAAAAGAAATGATTAAAGCAATGCACGAAAATCGACATATAGCGATGCTTGCGTCTCGTCAGTGCGGAAAATCTATAACAACCATTGGATATATTCTTTGGTTATCATTATTCAGATCAGAACAAACTATTGCTATTCTTGCAAATAAAGGACAATTAGCAAAAGATTTGATGGATCGTTATCAAATGGCATATGAAGCTGTTCCACATTATCTACAACAAGGTATTGTCACTTGGCAAAAAGGAACTGTTGTGTTAGAAAATAAATCTAAAGTATTTGCATCAACAACATCTGCAAATTCTCTTCGTGGTTCGTCAATTAATTTCCTATATCTTGATGAATTTGGATTTGTACCAAATAATCTTCAAGAGGATTTTTTTACTTCAGTCTATCCTGTTATTTCTTCTGGTGAAACAACAAAACTTGTAATCAGCAGTACACCGAACGGAATGAATTTATTTTATAAAATTTGGACAGAAGCTGTTTCTGGAAGAAATGGCTATGTTCCAGTAAGGGTTCGTTGGGATCAAGTTCCAGGAAGAACCCAAAAATTCAAAGAAGACTATATTAAAGTAACTTCCCAGCGCCAGTGGCAGCAGGAGATGGAATGTGTCTCAGGCAACTCAATCATCGAAATACAAGATTTTACTGGAAAAATAATACAGACAAAAATACAAGATTTTTATAATTATCTTGGTCCAAATGAAGAATATCATTACAGCAAAAATACTGATTATAAAGTAAGAACTTCTCTTGGATATGAACATTTCTCAGGAGTAAAGAAAAGTCTTAATAGAAAATTATTTACAGTATTTACTCAAAATGGATTAGTTCTTGATTGCACTGAAGAACATAAGCTAAAGACTAAATCTGGTTGGATGGAAGTTCATCGTTTAAGCGATGGAGATGTTATAGAAACAACTAAAGGCGATGACACTATTGTTGCAATAAAACCAAATGTAACTTATGAAGATGTATTTGATTTAATTAATGCTGGAGAAAAACGATCTTATTTTACTAATGGTATTTTAAGTCACAATTGTGAATTTTTGGGATCTTCTAATACATTGATTGCCGGTGAAAAATTAGCAACACTAACATATAAAGAACCAATTAACAAATACTTTAATATGTTGGTTTATGATGAACCCGTTAAAGAAACATTTGATGATGAAACAGGACAACAATTAACTACTGATCACTTATATGCTATAGCAGTTGATGTGGCAGAAGGTAAAAATTTAGATTATTCAGCATTTTCCGTATTCGATATATCAGTAGTACCATATAAACAAGTAGCAGTTTATCGAAATAATGAAATTGCTCCTATACTTTATCCTACTGTGATTAAACATTGTGCAGAATATTATAATAATGCCCACGTTTTAATAGAAATTAATAATAGTCCTCAAGTTGCATCTATATTACAAGAAGATTTGGAGTATGAAAATGTACTTAAAATTACTTCTGGTAACAAAAAAGGACAGACTATTACATTAGGATTTGGAAGGAATGTACAGATGGGGCTTAAAATGACCCCATTGGTAAAGAGGACAGGATGTTCATCATTAAAAACTTTAATTGAAAATGATAAACTAATAATTCAAGATTTTGAAACATATTCTGAATTAACTACATTTATTCAAACAGGACCTAGTTTTGCTGCCGAAGAAGGCTGTAATGATGATTTAGCCATGACATTAGTCATATTCTCTTGGTTAGCTACTCAGAAATTATTTAAAGAAATAGTTGATCATGATATAAGAAAACAACTTCAATTAGAACATTTTGAATATGCTGAGGAAGATCAATTACCAACAGGAGAATATAATTTAGGATATGAAACAGAAATGTTTGTTGAAGATGGCAGCGTTTGGATAGCAACTGATGATAGAAATACCTATAATAAACTGTATGGTGAAATGTTTGACTTTTAGAAACTTGAAATTTTATAAATACCTTTATTAACGAATTTATAAAATTGATCTTTTTCAAAAGGAGAATTAACTCATGAGTATTATTAATCAAGTAAGCCCTGGATTTCAGATCAATGAAATTGAGGTGAATTCAGTTGTAACTGGGGTGTCTACTTCAACTGGTGCATTTGTTGGACAATTTGCTTGGGGTCCATGTGATGTTCCAGTTAAAATTGCTGACGAAGGACAATTAGTAAGAATTTTCGGAACTCCAACAGCTAATGTAACTGAATCTTTCATTGGTACTTCGTTTTTTTCAGCTGCTAATTTCCTTTCTTATTCTAATTCATTGTATAATGTTAGAACTGTAAGTGCAAATACTGCTACAAATGCAACTTCAAATGGTGCTTCATTATTATTAAAGAATGAATCTGCATTTGCAAATACCTACTTAAATGGCAATAACAATAACACTAATGGTGCTTTTGCTGCTAAATATCCAGGTAAATATGGTAACAGTTTAACCGTATCTGTTTGTGCAAATACTTCACAGTTTTCTACTTGGAATTATTCTAAATATTTTTCTTCTGCACCAAACACTTCTTCTTTCATTTCTTCTACTTTAGGTAGAACTGGTGTAAATGATGAAATGCATGTTGTAGTAATTGATACTTTAGGTCAATTTTCTGGTACTGCTAATACCGTATTAGAAATCTGGCCATTTATGTCAAAGGCGTTTGATGCAACTGATATCAACGGAGCAAGTTCGTATTATAAGAATGTTCTAATGAACAATTCTAATTACATTTATGCTATTGATCCAGTAGATTATGCTAATACTGCTTCTGGTAATACTGCGTGGGGTTCATTATCTACTGATGTATCATCTTTCGCTTCTCCAGCAAACTACACAGTACAATTAACTGGTGGTTCTAATGGCTCGATTCCAACTGATGGTGAACTAGAAAATAACTGGTTGAAGTTAGTTGACAGACAAGTATACGTTTATTCATTAGCTTTTGTTGGGGCAGCTTCTCCAACTGTTACTAATTACGTTCTTAGTAACATAATTCAAAATGGTGATGTAAGAAGTGCGATTATGTTTGCTTCTCCTCGTTATCAGGATGTAGTATTCAGTTCCGGTAATGAATTAAATAACATCATCAATAACTTCTTACCAGCACTTAATGCTTCTTCTTCTTATCTTGTTCTTGATAATAATTGGAAGTACCAATATGACAAGTATTCTAACGTTTATCGTTGGATTCCTCTGAATGCTGATATGGCTGGTCTTTGTGCATATACTGATAGTATTGCTGGTCCTTGGTATTCTCCAGCCGGTGTTAATAGAGGTAATATCAAAAATGTTACTAAACTAGCTTGGAATGCTAATAAGGCAGAAAGAGATTCTTTATATACCAATGGTATCAATCCTGTCATTTCTATGCAAGCTCAAGGTACTGTTCTTTGGGGTGATAAGACTGCTTTGAATAGACCTTCCGTTTGGGATCGTATTGGTGTTCGCAGATTGTTCTGCACTATTGAAAAAGCAATTGAAAACGCATCTATGAACCAAATGTTCGAATTCAACGATGCATTCAGTCAAGCAAGTTTCGTAGCTATGATTGAACCTTATCTGAGAACCGTAAAAGGCGGCAGAGGTATTGTTAATTTCAAAGTAGTTTGCGATTCAACTAACAATACTGCTAGTATTATTGCTGCAAATGGATTTGTTGGAGATATTTTCATATTACCTAACAATAGCACCAATTATATCCAACTTAACTTCTATGGAACTAAGTCTTCTGTAGTATTTAACTATATTACTGGTCAATCTGCATAATAGAATAATATTAGGGGGCTGAATAACCGGCCCCCTAATCATAATAAGTATTACAATAGAATAAAATTTCGGAGAAAAAGATGTTTGATGTAAATCAATTTCTAACTGCTATGCAGAGAGATGGTGCAAGACCTAATCTTTTTGAAATCTTCATACCACAAATTGATAATGGTACATTAAGATTCAAAGCTAGGGCTACAGCAATTCCTTCATCTACCCTTGGTATTGCTCCAGTTAATTACTTTGGTCGTCAAGTTAAACTTGCTGGCAATAGAGTATTTGATAATTGGACAGTAACCATTATGTTGGATGAACCAGATTTCCAGAATGGCCCCAGATATGCACTTGAACAATGGTCAAATGCAATCAATACTCATGCTGGTAATATTAGAAACCCAGGATATGTTCCTTCTAATGGTTATATGAGAGACGCAACGATTAGACAATATGCTAAAGATGGTCAATCTATGATTGCTCAATATACCATGACTAGTTGTTGGCCAGTAGATATTGGTCCAGTAAATTTAGATTGGGCATTGGACAATCAAATTGCTGAATTCAATGTAACGTTCGCTCTTCAATACTGGCAGAGCATTGCTACTTCTTAATAATAGGAATACTATATCATGAGTGAAAAGAATCGCTTCAGCCTTTTCGGATTCAGAGTTGGAAAGAAAGAAACCGAAAAGAAAGAAGATACTAATGCATCATTTACTCCTCCTGCTGCGGACGATGGTTCTCTAACCATTTCGTCCTCAGCATTCATGGGGACTTCAATTGATCAAGATGGATCGGTTAAATCTGAAGTAGAATTGATTTCTCGATATAGAGAGATGTCAGTTCAGCCAGAAATCGAAGCTGCAATTGAAGATGTTGTAAATGAATCTATTGTTCAAGACGATGAAGGTAATAATGTTCATATCGTTTTAGATGATTTGAAACAATCAGATAAAATTAAAGATGCTATCAGAGAAGAATTTAATATTATTTTAAGATTATTAAACTTTAATAATATGGGATCTGACGTTTTCAGAAGATTCTATATTGATGGACGTTTATTTTATCATGTCATAATTGACGTAAATAATCCACAAAGAGGGATTCTAGAATTACGTTATATTGATCCAAGAAAAATCAAAAAAGTAAGAGAAGTTAAAAAGAAAAAAGATGAAACTACTGGAGTCGAAATGATTCTGGATGTTAATGAATTTTATCTTTATAATGATAAAGTATCAGCTTCTCAAGCTGCATTGACAGGAGTTAAAATTGCTCCAGATTCAATCATCAATGTCAATTCTGGATTAATGGATACTCGTAGATCAATGGTTTTGAGTTATTTGCATAAAGCAATTAAACCTTTAAATCAATTAAGAATGATCGAAGATGCTTCTGTTATTAATAAATTAGCAAGAGCACCACAAAGAAGAATCTTTTACATTGATGTTGGTAGTTTACCAAAAGCTAAGGCTGAACAATATGTACGAGATATAATGACCAAATATAAAAATAAGGTCAATTATAATCCAGTTACAGGGGAAGTTCAAGATTCCAGAACTTTCATGACAATGCTTGAAGATTACTGGCTGCCTCGTCGTTGTTTATCTCTTGATACTAAGATCAAACTTCTTGATGGCAGAGACGTTGAACTTTCGGATCTTATTGCAGAATATGATGAAGGAAAGGAAAACTGGGTATACTCAGTATCTCCTGAAGGTGAAATGGTCCCAGGTAAGATTTCTTGGGCTGGTATTACAAGAAGAGATGCGGAAGTAGTTAAAGTTACTATCGATAGTGGCGAAGAAATTATCTGTACTCCAGATCATAAATTCGTTCTTAGAGATGGTTCTTTATGTGAAGCTCAGTATTTAGAAGCTGAAACTTCTTTAATGCCTTTATATACAAGAGAACATAATATCTCAAACAAGTGTAATGGCAAATACGAGCAATTCTTCAATAATAAAACCAATAGATGGAATTTTACCCATAGATATATTTCAGAATTTGCTAATGGAGAACAAAGAGGAGATATTGTTGTGCATCATGTAGATTTCGATAGATACAATAATAATCCTACCAATCTCGTTCTTATGGACAAGAAGGAACATTTTGATCTACATAGCAGATTAGGAACTAATTCTTGGAAAAATGGAAACGTTGAAGAACACAAGTTAAACCTATCTATTTCTGGAAAGAAGTTTTTCGAAACTGAAGCTGGCTTAATCAGAAGACAGGAAATTTCAGAATTCAATAAATCTTCCGAATCGGTTATTAATGGATTAATAAAAGGAAGAGAAAGAATTAAGGAATTGAGAGAATTTGATAAACAAAATCTTTCAGAAGAAGAATATAGAGAAAAATGGGTTAATGCGGCTCCTTTGCTTGCCCGCAACGAAAAAACAAGGATCAAAGAAGATTCATTCGATATTAATATCATCAAAGATATTATCGATCAACATTTTTATCCTAAAATTACAGTTAAAGAAATTCTTCAAAAAATACAAGAAACATATCCCGAGTTTAAGTATAAGACTTTAGCTAAATTCCTTCCATATCATGGTTATCAAAATATGTACGCCTTGTTGAAGGATATGTTTGGAGATAATTTCAAGAGAGGAACTAATCCTAAATATACTAATCATAAAGTAGTTTCAGTAGAATTCTTAGATTATAAGATTGATACTGGTACATTGACTATCGATGAAAATCATGAGTTCCATGATTACCATAACTTTGCTTTATCTTGTGGCATCTATGTAAAGAATTCTGATGGAAAATCCACTGAAATTAGAACTCTTGAATCAGCAGATACTTTTACTGATATGTCTATGGTGGAATATTTTGAGAAGAAACTTTATAAGTCTCTTAATGTTCCAGTAACCAGATTAGATCCTCAGCAAGCATTTAGTATCGGAAGAACAGCTGAAATTACTAGAGATGAATTGAAATTTGCTAAATTCATAGACAAATTAAGGAATAAATTTGCTGAATTATTTGATCAAGCATTGAGAGTTCAGTTAGTTCTTAAAGGTATTTGCACAGAAGAAGAATGGAATGAATTCAAAGAAAATGTTTACTTCGATTTCATTAAAGATAATAATTTCGTTGAATTAAAAGAAGCAGAATTAATGCAAGAAAGATTAGGTCTTCTTGCTACAGTCGATCCATATGTTGGTAAGTATTTCTCATTAGAATGGGTTAGGAAAAAAGTTCTACGTCTAGATGACGAAGAAATTAAAGAAATGGAACAACAGATTGAAAAGGAAAAAGATAAAAACTTTAAGGATCAACAAGAACAAATTCTAATGCAGACTCAATTACAACAATACCAAATGCAATTGAATCCTCAAGCAGCTGAACAGGGACAAGAAACTCCACAAGCGGGTCAGCCAGTTAATCCAATGAATCCTTCTAATCAATAAATACTATATTAAAAATAAATTTGGAGATAAAAATGTCAAATATTAAAGACGCAATTCAATATGCTCTTGCTGGCGATTTAGCTGATATGACTTCAAGCCTTGAATCAGCTATTAAAGAAAAAGTAACCGGAGCACTTGAAGCTAAAAAGATTGAAGTAGCGCAGACTATGTTCAAACCAGTAGCTGAATCTGTTGAATCACGCGATTTAAACGGACCATCTCATGGAGGCGTAATCGCGTACACTGATACTGTAGGAAATCCCGCGATTGCATCGCATAACCATGGACACGCAATCCACCGAAGC